AGGCTCCATCACTATTCAACGAGCCTGAAACTACGCCCCTAGATGCGGTGAAAGCATGGCTCAAGAAGAGCGGCGTGAACTGGTCTAACATTGACGATACGCTCTACGCTCAAGGCGTGACGAACGAACTGCGCAACAATCCAGACGACGCGACAGATGACGAGTTGCGCGATGTTCTGGCGATGCGGACTCAACTCGAAGCTGTGAAGGGAGGTAGAGCGAAATGAGCTACAACAACCCATTCTCAGACGTGCCGAGTGCGTCCAGAATTGAGCGCATCCACCATTGCCCTGCCAGCCTCCAAATGGAGCGGGCAGCGCCTAAACGCGATGAAGATACGAAAGACGCGGACGCAGGCAACGAGGTTCACGGCATTCTGTCCGACGATGTGAGCGAGGCTGAAGCCAGCGCATCAGCCGCGCAGACTGCGGAGATGTGCGAAGATCAAGTGCAACGGTTGCTTGCCGACTGGCTTATGCCGGGAGAAACGCACCTTGCATATAAAGAGCTTCGCTACGGCATGACCACGCTGGGCAACGTGGCAATCGTTCGCGAGGATAGCCGCGCAGATTTTGTCTTCACAGGGCAGTTTGATAGGCGGTATGTGCAAGGGAATCGAGGCTTGCTGGTGGACTTTATGGCGCTGCATGGCACGCATACGGAGGCGCTGAATAATCCACAGTTGGGTAGCCTTGCTGTGCTGGTTGCGCGAAGGCCGAAACTGACATCGGTTCGCGTTGCCCTAGTGCAACCGTGGAAGGGCAAGCCAACGGTGGCGGACTACGGCGATGCTGCGCTGCTACAGGCTAGCAGTTGGCTCCATCAAACGCTGCAAAATGCAACCGCTGCAACGCCAGAAGACCGAAAGGCGGGCAAATGGTGCAACTATTGCAAGTCTAACTCAGTCTGCGAAACCTTCCGCGATGCTCAACTCCAAGCCATCGAAGTCATCGACCCTGCCACCATTGCCGGCATGGATGACGAGACGCAAAAGGCTGCAATGTGGGCGCGTGCTTGCGCTCTCTCGCCAGAGCAACACGCCGCCGCATACAACGGGCTGGCAATGGTCAAACGCTACGCTCACGCCATCGGTGCCAGTTTCAAGGCGCGAGTCGAGGCGGGCGAAATCGCAGGCTACACGATCCGCGAAAAGAAGGGCAAGCGGTCCATCTCAGACGTTGCCACGGTGTTTGGCCGTGCTGCCGATTTGGGCGTCACTGCGGAGGCTTTTACCGCTGAATGCAGCATTGCACTCGGCGCGCTGAATGGACTGCTCAAAACGGCAACAGGAGCGAAGGGCAAGGCGCTGGAAGCAATCGCGGCGGAGGTGCTGAGAGATGCCACGGAAACATCAAAAGGAACAACGGAAGTCGTGAAATTGACGCTGGAGGGCGAGGCATGAAAGCAAGTGTTCAAGAATTAGTTGCCGCATACTCAGAAGACAGAAGCCTTAAAAGGGTGGCCGCAAGATTCGGCATGTGCGCGCAATCTGTCCATGAGCGACTGCGTAGCGCTGGGGTGGACACGAAGCAGGCCGGACTCTGGGAGGCGTGGCAGGTCGAGTTGGTCCGTGATCGTTACGCAAATGAACGCCACAGGAATAAGTTGGACCTCAATGGACTGGCTGAAATTCTGGGCAAGAACAAAGCCCAAGTGTGCAAATTGGCGGCAGGGATGGGATTAACAGATACAGGCAGAACCGTTCAAACTCTAAAGAGAGCGCCCAAGTTCAAAACCAAAGAGGAATTATCTGCTCACATTAGCAAAACGCGCAAGGAGTGGATTGCTAAAAACGGACACCCTCGCGGCTCTCTCGGCATGAAGCACACCAACGAAACGAAAGAAGCAATGTCGATTATCAGCAAAAACAGGTGGAACTCTATGACAAAAAAACAGCAGGAAGACATTACAGAGAAGGCGGTTTTGACCCGCATAGCAAGAGGCACGCCACACCATCACAGTCGTGGAGCAAGTTGGAAGGCAGGCTGGCGCGAAATCGGACCACAACGCATTTATGCGCGCTCCCGATGGGAGGCAAACATTGCGCGGATGTTAGAGTTTAAGCGAATGACAGGCGGAATCGTTTCATGGGAGCATGAACCAGTGACTTTCTGGTTTGAGAAAATCAAGCGCGGCGTTCGCTCTTATAAGCCCGACTTCCGCATCGTGGAGGAGGGCAAGGAGCCATACTTTATCGAGGTCAAAGGATGGATGGACGCACGCTCAAAAACAACGCTTAGAAGAATGAAAAAGTATCACCCTGCCGTCACGGTGGATGTGATCGACGGCAAGCGTTACGCGGTCATCAAAAAGCAACTGCAATACGTTGTTGAAGGATGGGAGTCGGACGCCAGAAGCCGCTAATCATCGCCAACGACAAATCACTTTGGCCGGAAAGACCGACCTTTGAAAAAGACGCAAGCAACCCACGATTGGAAATCACGATAACATCAGAAAACTAATACAATGCCTAAATACAACATCAGCATCAACGCGCTCGCCATCCAAGGGGCGCAACGTCTAACAAGCAAAACGGGCAAAGACTGCCTCGTCATCGACCTCGACGCTTCACGCATCCAGCGTCATCAAAACGGCAAGCTCTATCTCAATCTTGAGATGAGTGAAAACCGCGACGGCGAGGATCAATACGGCAACTCACACCGAGTCGCGGAGCCGACCACGAAGGACGAACGAGGGCAGGGCGTGAAGTTGCCGATCTTGGGCAATGCCAAGACGTTCTATTTCCCATCAGAGGCGCAAGGCGCGCCGATGAAGCCAGCAACGGCACCGCGCAAGGTGGCGACGGCGGCAGTCGTGGATGAAGACAGTTCAGAAATACCCTGGTAGTCTAACCGCATGAACGCCACAAAAACCTGTAAATCCTGCTTGGGCAAAGGCCAAGTCATCATCAACGCCGGAACCGGACTCAAGGCAGCGTGCATCAAGTGCGCGCTGCCGAAACCAAATGCAACCGCTGCAACGAGTTTGACACCGTAGCCAGACATGCCGCGTCGAAACGGCGAGAGACTATGCAAAGAAACCAAATGCTCCCCACCTGCCAGCGTTGCCGTGTCTCCCGGCTTTCGACCGCTGGTTGCGTGGGGAGCGCCCTTTTCTAGCAGATGCATTACTATTCCTTTAACCCGTCAGCATACACGCTGGATACGGTCCATCTTGATAATGATCACGACTTGGCTTATCGCCGCTTGCTTGATCTTTACTATACCTCAGAGTCTCCAATCTCCAAAGAAACCCAGTCGGTTGCTATCCGGTTGCGATGTGGTTCCAATGTGGTTCTTGATGTGCTGAAAGAGTTCTTTACCGAGACTGAAAATGGATGGTCACAAACACGTTGTGACGCTGAAATCAGCATTTACCACCGCAAAGCAGACGTTGCTAGAGCCAACGGGAAGTGCGGTGGCAGGCCGAAGAAAACCAAGCGGGTTAATTTAGCTAACCGGATAGGAACCGGATTGCAACCAGATGGCAAGCTAACTAAGAACTATGAACTAGAAACTAATAACCAAGAAGTAAAGGAGTCTCCGACTCCAAAAGTTCGCAAGAAAAAGGAAACTGAAATCTCAGATGAAGAATGGATGGCTCAACTGAAAGCCAATCCAGACCATCAGGGAATCAACATCGACTCGGAATACTCCAAAGCCTGCGACTGGTGCAGCAAGAACAGCACAACCCTATCCAGACGCAGGTTCGCCAACTGGCTAGGCAGGGCAGTAGCAGAGAAGCCGATTGCCATCGTCGCTAGAAAGCCTTTCCAAAGTCTGACACACAACGCGCCAGTCGGAGGGTGGAAGTCATGTCTCTAGTTCTCCCTCACTCCATCGACGGCGAGCGTGGCGTTCTCTCGTCAATCCTGCAAAACCCTGCTGGCCTAATCACTGACTGCGCGGCAAGTCTGCCAGTCGAGGCATTCACGCAGGAGGCTCACCAAGCCGTCTATCGTTCGATTCTGGCGCTGTTTGCTAGCGGCAAGCCTGTTGACCCTGTATTTCTCGCAGAGTCGCTTAAATCGCATTCATTGCTTGAGCGTGTCGGCGGTCATGCCGCACTCTCTGAGTTGTTTACGTTTACGGCGGCAGCGACTCAATACGGGCACTTCAAGCGGTTAGTCTCGGACAAGTTCAACGCAAGGCGGCACATCGAAGCGCATACGAAGGCAATCGAGGCGTTCATGGACTCGACGCAGGAGTTTGCGGATGCCGTGGATACCGCCAAGGCTCACATGGAAGGCGTCGAATCGACACGCGGGCGGAGGCTCAACCGCATGAGCATTAGCGATGCCATCAGCCTAACGATTAACGAAATACAGGAACGGCAACAGCGCGGCGGCGCATTGCTAGGCTTTCCGACTGGCTTTTCGACGATTGACGAGCGATGCGGAGGATTACAAAAGGGCCGAGTAACGGTATTTGCTGGTTTGCCTAGCGATGGCAAGTCGGCAATCATGCAGAACTGCGCCAGAAACGCGCTCCATGCAGGCGCTAAAGTCGGCTGGTATTCGCTAGAAATGCCCATCACCGAGCAGACGACGCGCATCTTGTGCGAAGACAGCGGAGTGGACAACGCGAGCCTCTACAACGGCTTAATGAGTCGAGGGCAGCAAGAGATGCTGGCGCGATCAGTGCGGCAATTATCAGCACTAGGCGCTGATCTTGTGGACACCGACACGGCAAGTGCGGAGGACATCATTGCAGACATCGAGCATGGAGGCTATGACGTGGCGGTTGTGGACTATCTGCAACTCATGGAAAGCGAGGGCAGGAAGGGCGCAAGCCGTGAGGAATTGATTGCTGGAATCAGCCGCAAGCTCAAGTCAGTGGCGAAGCGCACAGGTTGCCACATTCTCACGGCTAGCCAGCTAAACGACGCTGGACGGTTGCGCGAATCCAGGGCCATCGGACACGATGCGGACTGCGTTTTTATGGTCAATAAATGGACCAATCCAGACGGATCGTTTGATGACGAAAAGCGCAAATTGAACTGCGACAAGAACCGAGGAGGGAAGCGGCAATGGGAAATCGACCTGCTTTTCAACGGTCCAACCTTCACCTTTCGCGAGGCTCCAAAAGATGAAGTGTGAAAAAGCCTTTGCACGGCATACATCGAATGCAACAGTTGCAACCATGACACCACGTGACCCTGCCGAATTTAACGAAGCAAGCGAGACGCCAGACATGACGGAGCTTGATACGCCAGATGATATTCTTGCTGAGATAATCGCGGACATGATGCCAACCGCATCGCTTCCGCAGATTAGAAAGTCAGTGAAGTTTTACCGAATGGCAGAGGCCAAACTCATTCAAGCTGGCGTTGCTCCAACGTCGGCAATCAAGGGCAACAAAGCGCTCACATTGGCGCGCTCAATCATCACGACCTGCCTATTCCCAAGGCCGAACGAGATTCGATGCATGGCAGTTAGCTATGCGCTCGACCTTGGACTGCATGGCAACAAGCCGATGGCAGAGATGGCGAAGACAATGGGCATCACACGCGCATCTCTGAGCAATGAGGCGTGCAAGATCGTCCGCATTAACGGCCTGCCGCCTTCGCGTTGGATGCGCTCGGATGACGCCACGAAATCGAGCCGCGAGGCAAGGGATAGAGTTCTAACCAACAACACACCACAACCATGAGCAACAACACCGCCGAACTAATCGAGTGCGACTCAGCGCTTGAAACCGAGATCAATCAACTGTCCGCCGAGGTCAACGAATGGCGGGGATCATTGGTTCATCTCATGCACCGATGCGCTGACGTTGGCGACAAGATCGCGGCGAGGACAGCCATTGGAGGATTCATCCTTCCCGCGTGTGCTACTGAGGACATCATCCGGCTAATCAATCGTGCATCTTCTGCGCGTCGTCGTGGCTTGATTGACGACCCTGCACAGCTTACGTTTGCATTGACTGGCGATGGCATCACGCCAAGGATTGCACCAGCGCAGAAGAGGACGCACAACGAGGTCATGGAGGCAACGACCAAGGCGCACGCATTGCGCCTGTATCTGCGTGAGATGACAGACAAGACGCCGTTGGAGCGATGGGATGTGGCAACTAGGCAGGCAATCAAGGCCGATCTTGAGCCGATTGTTGAGATGTGGAAACAGTTATGAGCGCGACTTCACACATCCACAGCTATGTTTACCTATGTCGGTCTAGGTAGCCCCCCTAAAGGTAGTCTCCTTGGGGTTGAACTCTTCTGTTTGAACTCCTTGTTGATCGTTCGCACTGATTCCATGCGAAGGTTGCGAAGTTTCCCATCTTCACAAATTGAGAACTTTTCAGCAACCACGTAACGAACCGCCGCTTCGTTGTGTGCTTCGTTGTTGGTTCGTGTGATTGCGAAAAGTCGGCGCTCATCGTTTGGGATTTCGCCCGCGCTCCACTGGTGACAAAGGAGCATGATATATGCGCCCACCTCCGTCGTGGTCATGGTGGTTGTGCCGCCGATAAAGTCGTCGGCGTAGAATTGGAATGCTGGCGGCTTCATTGTGCGACCTCCTTTGGTAGAATCCATCCGGTTGCATCTTCTGACGTTGCTTTAATCGCTGAGATGAACCCCAATGATTCAGTTTCCACATCATTCAATGTGTCTACGTTTGAGTTGGCCCTGAACGCCATCAGTGACCGAATCCAGCCAGTCGCGCACTCTATGGCGCGCCCGTTTTCCTTCGTGCTGAATAGTTCAATCCAATCCATAAGCACCTCATTGCTTGCGATTTGATCCAATACGAGTTTGAGGTTTGCCTCGGTTCTTTCGTGGCACGTCTCGCATAACGTCGTCAACATGTGGTCTTGATAGTCCCACGGATCGCGATTCTTGAGATATGCGCGATGGTGGACGTTTAGCGTGGTCGTGTCCGTGTGGCAGCGTTGGCAACGGAAACAGTCGCGGTTCATTATCTCTAAGCGTTTGCGCTGCCATCTTGGGTCGCGGAGTTTTTCAGAGTAAGTCATATAAACAAAAAGCCGCCCCCATACTGCCGAGGTTGGAAACCGCATCGCAACGGCGTTCCTCGATAGCTGGGGGCGTTTTATTTTGTTTCATTGTGCGATGATCTGTCTTTGCCGTTTCCACGCGGCATGTCTGGCTACTCTGTCAAACTCGTTGCAGCGGTTGCATTTGGTTTCGGCAGCGCGCACTTAATGCACGCTGCCTTGAGTCCGGTTCCGGCGTTGATGATGACTTGGCCTTTGCCCAAGCAGGATTTGCAGGTTTTTGTGGTGTTCATGCGGTTAGACTACCAAGGTATTTCTGAACTGTCTTCATCCACGACTGCCGCCGTCGCCACCTTGCGCGGTGCCGTTGCTGGCTTCATCGGCGCGCCTTGCGCCTCTGATGGGAAATAGAACGTCTTGGCATTGCCCAAGATCGGCAGTTTAACGCCCTGTCCGCGTTCGTCCTTCGTGGTTGGCTCTGCGACTCGGTGCGAGTTGCCGTATTGGTCTTCGCCATCGCGGTTCTCGCTCATCTCAAGATTAAGGTAGAGTTTGCCGTTTTGATGCCGCTGAATGCGTGAAGCGTCGAGGTCGATGACGAGGCAATCTTTGCCCGTTTTGCTGGTTAGACGTTGCGCCCCTTGGATGGCTAGCGCGTTGATGGATATGTTGTATTTAGGCATGGTATTGCTATTGGTTGTAATGCATTGCTTTATCTAGTTCTCTCTTGAGATTTTGGTTTTCAATGAGCGTTTCCATCAGCGTTTTCTGACGGTCAATCAGTCGTTCGTTGAGTTCAGAGATGTCGCGTTCGAGTTGGCGGGCGAAGTCGGGCGCAATGCAGAGATCGCCTTCTTTGCATGTTATGCTTTCGTTTGCGTCTGTGCGTGGTGTTGGTGTGTTCATGGCTCTGATGTTATCGTGATTTCAATTCGTGGGTTTGCTGCGTCTTTTCTAAACACTGGCCGCTCAGGCCATAGCGCCTTGTCGTCTAAGATGATTCCGCTGTCTGCGATTCCGTCGATGCTTGATTTCAAACTAGCGATGAAGTTGTCAGGATCGGGAAACGTCAGCGTCTTGAAATACGCCTTCACCTCCATCTTCGCCTTCAGCCATCCTGGCGGTTTGCGAAGGTTAAGCGCCTCAAGTGCCGCGAGATGTGCGACCTTGCGCGATGCCCTGACTAGCTTGGCTTTCTCGGCCCAGTGAACTCTGGCATTGGGTGAGAGTTTGCGGACGGGTAGCGGGAGCGTGATGGTGATACTTGTCACTCTGCGCCCTCCAACGTCAATTTCACGACTTCCGTGCTGCCCTTGCTCGTTTCCGTCGCATCTCTCAGCACCTCTGCCGCGATTGCCTCCAGCGCCTTGCCCTTCGCTCCTGTGGCCGTTTTTAGCAGCGTATTCAGTGCGCCGAGTGCGATAGAGCATTCAGCGGTAAAAGCCTCCGCAGTGACGCCCAAATCGGCAGCACGGCCAAACACCGTGGCAACGTCTGAGATGGACCGCTTGCCCTTCTTTTCGCGGATCGTGTAGCCTGCGATTTCGCCCGCCTCGACTCGCGCCTTGAAACTGGCACCGATGGCGTGAGCGTAGCGTTTGACCATTGCCAGCCCGTTGTATGCGGCGGCGTGTTGCTCTGGCGAGAGAGCGCAAGCACGCGCCCACATTGCAGCCTTTTGCGTCTCGTCATCCATGCCGGCAATGGTGGCAGGGTCGATGACTTCGATGGCTTGGAGTTGAGCATCGCGGAAGGTTTCGCAGACTGAGTTAGACTTGCAATAGTTGCACCATTTGCCCGCCTTTCGGTCTTCTGGCGTTGCAGCGGTTGCATTTTGCAGCGTTTGATGGAGCCAACTGCTAGCCTGTAGCAGCGCAGCATCGCCGTAGTCCGCCACCGTTGGCTTGCCCTTCCACGGTTGCACCAGCGCAACGCGAACCGATGTCAGTTTGTGCCTTCGCGCAACCAGCACAGCAAGGCTAGCCAACTGTGGATTATTCAGCGCCTCGGTATGCGCGCCATGCAGCGCCTTAAAGTCCACCAGCAAGCCTCGATTCCCTTGCACATACAGCCTATCAAACTGCCCTGTGAAGACAAAATCTGCGCGGCTATCCTCGCGAACGATTGCCACGTTGCCCAGCGTGGTCATGCCGTAGCGAAGCTCTTTATATGCAAGGTGCGTTTCTCCCGGCATAAGCCAGTCGGCAAGCAACCGTTGCACTTGATCTTCGCACATCTCCGCAGTCTGCGCGGCTGATGCGCTGGCTTCAGCCTCGCTCACATCGTCGGACAGAATGCCGTGAACCTCGTTGCCTGCGTCCGCGTCTTTCGTATCTTCATCGCGTTTAGGCGCTGCCCGCTCCATTTGGAGGCTGGCAGGGCAATGGTGGATGCGCTCAATTCTGGACGCACTCGGCACGTCTGAGAATGGGTTGTTGTAGCTCATTTCGCTCTACCTCCCTTCACAGCTTCGAGTTGAGTCCGCATCGCCAGAACATCGCGCAACTCGTCATCTGTCGCGTCGTCTGGATTGTTGCGCAGTTCGTTCGTCACGCCTTGAGCGTAGAGCGTATCGTCAATGTTAGACCAGTTCACGCCGCTCTTCTTGAGCCATGCTTTCACCGCATCTAGGGGCGTAGTTTCAGGCTCGTTGAATAGTGATGGAGCCT